TTTTGAAAGCTGTGTACGAGGAAGAGTTCCAACGTGCGGCGGACGAGGACGAAGATCGAGTGCCTTTGAAACTTCAGCCGAGTATTCAGTATCTAAGGGTTAACTGATGGCGAGATATGCATCGGGGAAAAATGCGTGGGGGTATTCAGACCGCTCTGGCTTTCGTTATCGTTTGAACGATATGGTCAAAGAGTGGAATGGTTTGAAAGTTGGCCCTGATGAATACGAGGAAAAACACCCACAGCTAGAACCAAATAAGGTTGGCCCGGATCCGCAAGCTCTGCATGAGCCGCGCCCGGATCAGCGGACGGAGTCTAGTGTAGCAAACATGTTGCCGCTGAATGCCTTTGCTAGTGGTGCACAGGGATCTGGCGTGATCACGGTAACTGAGCCTTCTCACGGCAGAACAACAGGCAACACGGTGCGGTTTCGTAGCGTAGCAGGGTTTGATGGTTTTTCAAAAGCTGTACTAGAGCAGGCCGCAGGCTATGTTATAACGGTTGTTACAACAAACACATACACATTTACCGCAGCGTCAGGAACTGCTACAACAGGTAATCAGCGCGGCGGCGGCGGAATAGCTACGGCTGGTCCGGTAACATTGGTGGTATAAATGAGCTTTACATACGCACAGCTAGAAACAGCAATACAGGATTTCACAGAAAATTCTGAGACATCCTTTGTAACAAACCTGCCGGTATTTATTCGCGGTGCAGAAGACCGTATCTTTACGCTTGTTGATCTTGAGCTATTTCGCAAGAACGCTACTTCGCAGCTTACTGTTGGAGATCCATATCTTAGTGTACCAACAGACTATTTAGCCCCGTTCTCGTTTCAGATTATTACTACAAACTACAAAGAGTTTCTTGAGAACAAGGACGTAAACTTCGTTCAGCAGTACGCAATTGATTACGGCAGCAATGCAACACCTAAATACTATTCTATTTTTGATGTAGATAACTTCATTGTTGGCCCAACCCCAGACCTAGCCTATGACGTAGAACTACACTATTACTATCGTCCAGCCAGCATAACCGCAGGAGCGGCATCTGGCACAACGTGGCTTAGTGAGAATGCCCCGAATGCTCTTCTTTACGGTTCGCTTGTTGAAGCGTATACTTACATGAAAGGTGAGCAGGACATGTTGCAGTTGTATGAGCAGCGGTTCGCGCAAGAAATACAACGCTTAAAGGATTTGGCTGAAGCTAGAGAGAATAGCGATGCCTACAGGAGAGGTCTACCTGATAGGCCACGCACATAAACAGGAGTAAAAGACGATGGCAACATCAAATGCAGCAACCACCTATCTGGAGAGACGGATTCTTGACTATCTGTTCAAGGGTGATTCACTCTCCTTTGCTTCGCCCGGCAACAATCTTTATGTCGGCCTAGCAACAGCAGTCACTGATGTGGAAACCGGAACCGTAACAGAAGTTCAGGTTGACACTGATGACGCAAACTACACTCGCCAGCGCGTTGTAGCAGCAGACTGGAAACAATCAACCAGCACATTGGCTCGTGGTATCGGAACAACAGATACAGAGATTCAGGTCACTGATGCTGAAGCATTCCCGACATCAGGCACAATTGTCATTGATGACGAGATTATTACCTACGCCGCCAAAGACGGTACAGCCAACGCTGACGTTAATGGCGCAGTGACTGCCTCACCAAACGTGGCACTAGACGGTAATAACGGAACAATTACCGTTGGCATGATTGTAACCGGTACAGGTATTTCAGGCACAGTTAAGGTTTTGACCGTAACTTCGCAGAATGCAATTGTTCTGGATACCTCAGTTACACTGGCTGATGACACCCTACTAAACTTTGATGGCACAAACACGCTAACGGGTTGCACACGCGGAACATCAAGCACAACCGCAGTTAACCACGTTACGGCTGATGTTAACGGTGCGGTTTCAGCTTCTGCCACAGTAGTTCTGGACAACGTGTTTGGCACATTGGTGGTTGGCGCTCGTATCCGTGGCACAGGCATTTCCGCCCCTGTACATATCGCTTCTATCACTGCTCAAAGCGGCACAAGCCAAGGCACAGCTACGGTTGTTCTAGATACAACGGTTACTATTTCTGATGATGTCGCGGTGACATTCGATGCAGAGTCTGTGCTTTGTGACCAGCAGCAGGTGATCAATGACGACAACATTGAGTTCCCGGCAGCAGCAGGTACAGCGGCGACATATACTGTTACTCACGCCTTTGTGGCTGATGGCAACCTTGCAACAGCGGCTGTTAACGGCGCGACCACAGCATCAAAAACAGTTGTTGTAGATGGTAACGTAGGCACAATTGCAGTGGGTGACATTGTAACTGGCACGGGCATTACAGGCTCACCGAGCGGTGTGGTTCGTGTACAGACGGTTACATCTCAGACCAACATTGATCTGGATACCGCAGTTACGTTAGCCGACAATGATGTACTCACCTTCGACGGCACAAACAAACTGTTCGTTGGTGAACTTGATGTAAGTAAGACAATCGCAACGGGAGACATCTTCCGCATCAACAGTGGTAACTTGAGCATCGAGTTGAAGTAATGGCCTTTGTAATCAAGGATCGTGTTAAGGAAACAACAACCACAACAGGCACTGGCACGTTAACTCTTGCCGGTGCCTTGAGTGGGTTTGATGCGTTTTCTGAAATCGGTGACGGCAATAATACTTATTATGCCTGCGCCGATGGCACGGACTTTGAGGTTGGAATTGGTACATACACTCTGTCTGGCACGACTCTTTCGCGGGACACCGTTCTGGAAAGCAGCAGCACTAAATTGACCGCTGATGTTAATGGTGCGGTGTCTAATAACGTAAACGTGATTGTGGACAATGTTCAGGGCGGAACCCTCACAGTAGGCCAGCGTGTGCGTGGCACTGGCATAGATGGTGTGGTGACAATCGCCGTAGTAAACAGTCAGACGGACATAGATCTTAGCACGGCAGTGACGCTGGCGGACGACACGGCGCTGACAATTGGCGATGAGAAGATCAACTGGGCAGCAGGCACTCGTACAGTTTTTTGTACAATGCCGTCAGAGAAAATGGTTTACAATGATGCTAGTGGCAACGCAGTGAACCTTGTTGAACAAGACCCAAACGCATTGGCGTTTGCAATTGCACTGGGGTAAGAAATGGCAAATACATTTAAAACAGTAACGGACACGGCGGTTGGGACAAGCGCAGCCACCATCTACACTTGCCCCGCCAGTACATCAACGACAGTTATCGGCATGAACGTGGCAAACATCTTGTCTACAGGGATTACCGTAGATATCCAGTTTGTAAATGATGACGGCGATAATGTTTACATCGTCAAGGACGCGCCAGTCCCGGTTGGGGGCGCTCTTGTTGCCGTAGGTGGAGATCAAAAGATTGTTGTAAACGAGGCCGACTCGATTACTGTGACAGCTTCACAGGCATCAGCCGCTGACGTTACCCTGTCTGTACTGGAGATCACCTGATGGCTCTAAGTAAGGTCGGAAAAAATCAAGTAGATCAGTCTGCCTCCCTTACGGTAGATAGCGACTTCACCGTTGACACCAACACGCTTTACGTTGACAGCACGAATAACAGCGTGGGCATTGGAACGTCAACCAACACAACACACAGTTTGTTTATTCACGATAGCGATTATCAACAGCTAGGTTTGTCTGGAACTAGACCTACAATCTTTCTAAAAGAAACAGACGGTAATGCAGATGAAAACTATCAAATCAGACTAGATAACGGTGGTTTACAATTTCAAACGCAAAATGATGCCCAAACAAATGCTGTGTCTAGGCTTGTTCTCGACAGTTCAGGTCGGGTCACGATGCCGTATCAGCCTCGTTTTTCTGGTGTGGGCTTTGCTGGTGCAGGTAGTGTTAACGGAGGCTTAACCAATTTTACATGGACAACAGTTCATGTAAATGACGGCAACCACTTTAACAACACTACGGGTTTATTTACTTGCCCTGTTGCTGGTAAATATTTAGTGCAGTTTTTTTTCAATAGACGGGCAACTTACACTAACTGGTCTGGCGCGACTATTCAAAAGAATAATGCAAGTCAACTTACTGGGTGGTTTCCTCTAAACACCAGTGATGCAAATTACAGCTACGCCCCTGTGGGTATTAGTTTAATTTTGTCATGCTCTGCTAATGATACTATCGGCCTTTCTTACTTTAATGCTTACTCATTACCAAGTAGTGACACAACAGCCAACAGCGGTTCAATTATGCTCATTGGCTAATTCAACGGAGTAAAAACAATGACACAAACAATCACAATCGAACTGACGGATACTCAGTTCAAAGGACTAGAATACGCTGCATTGTCTCCGCAAGAGTGGGCTGAGAACGCAGTGACTGAGCGCGCAAGAATTGCTGGTGATGAAATCGTGGCGGCTCTGGTGGCGCACTGCAACGCTAATGAAATTGCTATTGCAACAGGCAAAGATGCCCAGATTGCACAGGCGTTTGAGTTGGGTGTAGTACAGACCGCCGCAGAGCGCAACGCCGAAGCACAAGCCAACTTACCGGAGTAAATAATGGCATACATAGGCACTCCAGTTCAGCAAGCGTTAACCAAGGTAACGAGTCAGAGCTTCAACGGCACTGGTTCGCAGACCGTGTTTACACTTAACCGCGCCGTTAACACTGGCGAGGAACTGGAGGTATTTGTCAACAACGTCCAGCAGGAGCCGGGAGTTGGTAAGTCGTACACAGCAACTGGCACGACCCTGACTTTTGACGCCGCGCCCTCATCTGGCACAGGTAACATCTATGTTATCTATCGCGGCTTGGCAGAGGTAACGCGCCGCTTAGAGCATGACCCCAATGCCGCCCTTGCCGCTACGACAGGTACGTTTAGTGGTAACGTGCTGGTGGGTACGACTAGCTATGACAGCACTTTAGCTGGTCACGGTCTTGGGGCTAACGGATTTGTGTATCACACACGCGATAATGCTGTAGTGACGCATTTGAACCGCAAGACCAGTGACGGAGACATTGTTGAGTTCCGCAAAGACGGCACCACTGTGGGTAGTATTGCTTCACGGGCTAGTGTTGTTTCATCTATTATTCTTGACCCTCGTTCAGGCGGTGGTGGCCTCACAGGCGGCGGTGCTGCCTTATATCCTACCGACAACGCTGGTGCGCCCTCCGATGGTGTTTTGACACTTGGTGACGCATCTGCTCGTTTCTACAACCTCTACCTATCCGGCGGTGCATACTTGGGCGGCACTGGTTCGGCTAATTATCTGGATGACTATGAGGAGGGGACTTGGACGCCTAGTGCTATTGTCACTTACAGTAGCCCAACACTCACTAATATATCTAGTTCTGGCTACTATGTAAAAGTAGGGAGAACAGTTTATTGTTTCTTTAATTGTAGATTTACTACTAATGGGGCAGGCAACATAGGAATGAGTGGTCTTCCGTTTAGTGCAATAGCCTCTGCGTACAATGGTGGTTGCTGTAGAGAAAATTCCTCAACAGGTACTATGTATATTCTAGAGGGTGTCGGCGGCACAAGTGTAGATACCTTTAGAAGGTACGACAATAATGGTTGTTACAATGGTACAAACGATATGAACGGTGCATTTATGTATTTAACCTGATTGGACATCAGGTTTGACAGTCCAACCATCAAAGGAGATAAACGATGGCACTAACAGAAGAAACAATACAAGACAAAATTGAAATCGTAGGCGACTACAAGCACGTCCAAGTACGCACCGCAACAGTCATCAAGCGTGATGGGGTTGAGATTAGCCGTAGCTTTCATCGGCACACGGTAGCCCCTGACGCTGACATAACAGGCGAGAGCGCCGAGGTTCAAGCTATTTGCACCGCTGTGCATACAGATGCTATAAAAGAAGCATACGCCGCGCATTTAGCAGCGCAGGTTTTACCGGAGTAAATAGATGCCGATAAGCACCATTAATACAAACAGTATTTCAGACGATGCCGTTACCGTACCAAAGGTAACGGATCAGGTGCTTACGCACAGAAATCTTATCATCAATGGTGCGATGCAGGTGGCACAGCGCGGGGCTGGCCCATATACGCAAACAGCATCAAACCAATATGGCCTTGATCGTTTTGATGGGACAGGAACAATTACTTCAAAATTTACTTTCGAGCAGAGTTCTGTTGCCCCTGCAGGATTTTTTAACTCTACGCTAATAACATCCCTTTCGGCGTATTCAGTTTTGACTGGGGATTTCTTTGTGTATCGCCAGCGGGTTGAAGGTTTAAACTGTTCATACCTTGGCTGGGGAACGGCTAGTGCAAAAACTGCTACGCTGTCTTTTTGGGTGAGAAGCTCCCTAACAGGGAATTTTGGCGGATATTTTACTAACTCAGCTTTTAACCGCTCGTTGCCGTTTTCTTATACCATTAATTCTGCAGATACGTGGGAACACAAAAGCGTTACTGTTTTGGGTGATACAAGCGGCACTTGGTTAACCACTAACAGCATCGGCATAGAGGTAGGCTTTAGCCTTGGCGCTGGCGCAACGTATTCTGCCACTGCAAATACGTGGGCGGGGAATTTTTATTGTCAGCCAACTGGCTCCACCTCTGTCGTCGGCACCTCTGGAGCAACCCTCTACATCACAGGCGTCCAACTAGAAGTTGGCGACACAGCGACGCCGTTTGAACACAGAAGCTATGGTGAAGAGCTAGCTCTGTGTCAGCGGTATTATGAAACAGGAGCCATCGCATTTGATGGAAATCAATCCGTAATATATGGGAGTTATTCCGTTACAAAGCGAGCGGCACCAATTCTGATAAGAACAGGCAATACTTATTCTGGGTCAGAGGCAGGAACATTTAATAGTTACACGAATCAATATTTTTACGTTACTTCTGGCTCTTCATTTATTGGTGGTGCTTGGACTGCGGATGCGGACTTATAAGATGGAAATTACTAGCGCAAAATATTACAATGATTTAGACGGCAATCAAGCTGGCATTCGTGCCAACATTGACGGCATTGAAATGTCCGTACCCCTCGACCAAGCCAACCGCCACTACGCAGAAATTATGCGTCAAGTCGAGGCGGGTGAATTAACTATACAGGAAGCTGATTAATGGCATACATAGGATCAGAACCAAATTATGGAACGGTAGCTTCCCAGCGCTTCACGGGCGATGGGTCAACGACTTCGTTTGGCCTGACCCAGACGGTGCCAGACGGCGAGTCAATCATCGTCACTATCGGCAACGTGGTTCAAGAACCGGGAGCCTCGGCTGCATATACGGCATCCGGCAACACCCTAGCCTTCAGCGCAGCGCCTGCTAACGGCGATGTGATTATGGTGCGCTACCTTGGGCGCTCTATTGACACGCCATCTAGCTACACCAACGTCATCCGGTTTAAGTATGTGGCTACAGCCAGCCAGACAGTCTTTACTGGTGCGGACATAAACAGCGCCATTCTGGCGTTTACTGGCTCTGTGGTAGATGTGTTTTTAAACGGTGTGCATCTGGACGAAACAGACTATACTATCAGCAACGGCGACACGGTTACTTTAGCCACTGGCGCTACACTGAATGACGAGATTGTAATTATAGCCTACCGCGCCCAGACCTTTGCGGATGTGGTGGCGGCGTCAACTGGGGGAACTTTTGCTGGCGGCATTACCGCGCCGAACTTCCAGACGACGGTAACGAAAGTACACACGGCTGTGTTCCGCACAAACAACCAGACGGTTACGCAGAACACGACAATTGCCACGGCAGAAAATGCGCTGGC